TGCTCGTTCTTGTACCTGTAATGCCTTAGGAGCAAAATATCGAATGGATTCCATTGACTCTCTTTCAGCACCACCTGCCGCAGCAGACAATGTATAAGCAGAGATCGTTGCGTTTTCAATAAAAGATCCTGAAAACGAACTGTCTTTACCTGCACCATTTGGCTCAGTTCCTGAACAGATTCTATATCGTACTCTTACATCTTCAAACTCTTGAGGTTGTAAACCAAATTGATTCTTACCAAAGTAAATAGAATACTTATCATCAAGATATGGTTCAAGGTAGAATACTTTATCTTGAGGACTAATACCGTAAATAGTATTTGCTCTTGTAAATACGTTTGCATCATCAGTTGCTTCTGCATCAACAAACACAACAATTGAATCTGTATCTACTTCGTTGTTTGTAAGGAATACTCTAAGTACTCCGTCTGCATCAACAATAAATCCTTCTCTTTGGAAACTTGATAACATTTCACCTTCGTAAACATCAACACTTTCAGCAACAAATGAACCTGATTCAAATACAACACCAGTTTGAGGATTGATGTCAGTTGATAATACTTTTCTGGCCGTATACATTTTATCTGTTACGAATGAAAAGCTTTCACCTTGATGATTCACTTTAAATTGAGAATATTTTGGAATTGTAATTGTTGCGTCTTCACGTGTTGGATCTTGAATCACAACATATATTGTAGCCTTGGCAGACTTACGTGAACGAGGTATATAGTTTAATTCTTTTGCATGGGAAACGATTGAGTTCTTAAGGACGGCAGAGTCAAGAAACATTTCGTTAAGTGCCATGTTTGTATAGAAGTTATTCTGATAACTATTAAACGCAAGAACATCTAACAAGACGCTCATGTTTGAGCCATCAAAGTTATAATCCTTGAATTGCGTTTGTGTTTCTAGATAACTCCTAAGTTGACTTTTTACTGCATCGAAGTCAAGTTCGGTAATTGGTGTTTTTGGATTTGCCATCTCTATCTGTTCCTTTGTAATACAACGTCTAACTGTATTGGCTGTTCGACCTGTCTAATATAAAAAGTAATACCAACGTAGACTTCTCCATCGTCGGGCTTTGAACTTACTGCAACATTAATTAATTGAGCTCTTGGTTCATAGGTCTGAATTGTTGATGTTACTCTATCTTCTATTAATTTTAATGTACCGGGGGTTAAATTTTCAAATAACATCGCTCTGATATTGCCACCCATATAAGGTTGCATTAATCTTTCACCGCGATCTGTTAATATTAAATTCTTAATTGATTCTTTAACCGCTTCTTCATCTTTTAGAAGCACTACATCTTTTGAAACTGGACTCGTTAGCAGATCTTTACGAAAATCAGTGTTAAGATTAATCTTTTTCTTTACTGGTGAAATGTAATCTGCAATTGCCATTATAGTATTTCTCTTATATCTAAATGAATCTTATTTAACTCTGGGTAATCCTTAACATATTTAAATCCACCTTTTAATGCATTTTGAATAAAGGCTTCAGGATCTGCCATATCTCTTTTAACATCAATAACTAAACCACTTAAGTGTGAATTGTCTTCAGGTCCGTCTGCCTTTGTGTTATAGGCTTTACTTACCCAACCTTCTGTTATTATTAAAGGTTTTGCCGAAGACGTTAATTTCTGTAATCTGTGTAGGTATACTTTAACATCAAGGTCAATTCTTGTCCAGGCATATATACCAATACCTTCTTTTTCGTCAAACGAATCTCCTTCGACTCTAAATACATCTGACGATCCATTAAATACATTACCACATCTTGGAAGGTTTTTATAGTCCTCAGCAGTAATGGGTTTAACATTCTGCGGTATTTTACCTGTGTCAGTCTTTTCATTACCACCAGGAGAAGTCCATCTACCTTGTAATCTATTTATTACCTCTTTCCTAGTCGATGGAGAATACCTTATAGCTCCTGCTCTGATAGCAGATGACTCATTGATTCTTGAGATGTTTTTAAGACGATCTACGATTGTACTGTATCGCCTTGTATAATCATCAAGGGGTTTATTAATGTCCCTTATCAATGATTCTATTGACCCTGCAAGTGCACAGATCCTAGCTACAATGTATTGAATCTCTTCGATACCAGGTGATTCAAATGCAGCTACTGCGTAATCAATTAAACCTTTTATCTTATCTTTAATACCTTTCTTATTCTCTTCAGTAAAGAATGCACACATCTGTTCTCTTGCTGTCATAATACCTTTTACAACTTTTGCATTCACAAATGTTTCTGCATCTGCCACCAGCGCACTCGGATCAAAGTTGTTTATCATATCTTGTACTTCATCAAAGACTTTATTGATTACTTCTTCAATCTTTTCTTTAATTGCTTTAATTAACTTTTTGATTAATTCTTCTGCCGTTAGATCTTTAATACCATCATAACCTCTACTGATCTTATCGGCCAAAGCTAATGCATCGGCTATGATACCATCAACCACTCCAATTAAATCAAAGAACGCATCTACTGATAAAAAGAAACTATCAAAGGCATCGCAGAATCCACCTAAGATAGAAGTATTGAAATCATTCTTATAATATGCATCAAGGTTTCTTGCTAGTTTAGGAGCATTACCATCATTGATTAAATTAGTAGGTGTATAGTTATATGCTTGCATGAAGTCGGCAGTTTCAAGATTTGATATATCACCTCGTTGCCATCTATCAGATAAATCAGGATAACTACTTAAATCACCTATTTGTTGTCTAAGCAAACCATTTAAATAACCAGATGCAGCATATATCTTATCACCGTATTTGTTAACTGCTCTACTTAACGGATTTGTTTCTGCATCTTGGAGTATACTATTAGCAATCTCTTGAGTCACAAGATCAATTTGTCCAAGAGTATATCTTCCTGCACCATCAATGGCTGGAATTTTATTAATTAATAAAGTATTCTGAGTTACTTGATCGTTACCGTCTACGCATGGATCGACCATTATCTACGTCCTCTTCTTGTTAGAGATTTCGTTTGATCTTTCGCCGAATCATCTAACGCTGAAATATATCCACCAGAATATCCCATCGCAAAATAACCACGAGGAACAATCGATGTTGACTTTTTAGGTGGTTCAGGCATCTTGGCTAAAGTCATTCCCCATGCTCCTAAACCAAGTGGTAAGAAGTCGGCAATAATAGCAGCGAATGCAGAAGCAGGATTTAATACCTTAGCAATAAACTCTGGACTATTACCTGTAGGATACGCCCAGCCTGAAGTTAATCCTGGTAAAGGAGCAACGATTGGAGCAGATATAGCAGGAGGTAATAATGCAGGTACACTTGGTATTGATACACTTACAGCTGGTGGACGATATAAACCATTATATGCAGCTCCTGTTGCTGTCATAAGTGGTGCACCTAAATTAGTAAAGTCACCACTTGTTGCTATTACTGCCGTTGCGACAACTGATGGAGAATTAACAACACTACTTGAAGTAATGATACCTGAGTTAATAGCAGTAGTATTAAATACTCCTGTATGAGAAGTTGATACCGAAGCGATTTGCATTGTTGGTGTAGTTAAACTCCAACCCGGTGTTGGTACAGCAGTTCCTGTTAGAGGAGTAGGCGGTATTTTACCACTTGCTAAACTAATTATGTTTGAAGCTGTATTATGTATATCACCTGGTGTAGATAACTTAATTGCTTTAGTTGAGAATACATCGTAAGTATTTAATGCAGTAGCTTTAATATTTTTGGCAACAAAGTTTAATTGATTTCTTGCTTCAAATTGTATTTCTTTTTTCGCAAATAAAGTAGCAATACCTGCGTTGGCTTCGATCTTAATATCTCCGCCTCTCATTTGAACCTGATCACTTGCATTTAAATTCATTTGACCGCCAACACCAAACTCTGCGTGACCATGCACAAGCAATTTATAATCGCCTTCTATTTCTTCTGTTTTATTTCCTTTTACATAAACATGAGCGTTACCATTAACTGTAACTACACTATGACCTGATGATTCGTGTTTTGTTCCAATATTAATTTCATAACGATCTGCGGCAGCTTTTTCAGAAACTGTACCTTTTGAATCTATTTGAATATATGCACCACTATCGTGATGAATCATAATTCTTTCTGCACCAGGAGAATCATCTAATTCAATACTATGTCTTCCTGATTTAATTACTCTGTTATATGGATATTTGGCTGCGTAAGCTGGTGGAGGTTCAGACCATGTTTCATCTGTATCAGCAATCTTTTGATCATGTGTACGATTGGCTGCCTGTTGTAATAGATAAGTTTCATTTAAT